AGTGCCACCAGGTCGTTCACGCAGGCGATCGCGGTGACCGGCTCGTCGAGCGCGAGCAGGTCCTCGGCGCCCCGGTCACCGGCCTGTCGACGGGCAATCACTCGCTGACCCTGCTCCTCGGGCCGCCGATCATCCTGTACGTCCTCGCCGTCGCCCCGGGAATCCTCCGGCGGCCACGGCTGATCGCCATGTGCCTGGCCGCCGCCGCGATCCCCGCATTTGTTCCCAACCTTCCCCAGCCGGTGCAGGTGCAAACCGTGCCCGCCACGGCCACAAGCCCGGCAACGGAGGCTCTGATCATTCCGCAGGCGGATATCCCGGCCTTTCAGAAATACAAGCTCGATTGCGACGAATCGAGTGCGCGCTTGCTGGCGTGCAACAAGGATGCGGTGAACTTTCAGGCGGAATTGTCCGCCGGCCAGGATCAATTCAAGGCCATGACCAAAGAGCGCGATCAGTGGAGAACGGCGGCCAAAGGCGGATCGCTCTTGCATCGCCTGGGCCGGAAAGCCAAGTGCCTGGCCATCTCTGGCGGCGCATCGGCGCTGGGCGCATGGGCCGACAAACAGCAACCGGCGCGCGGTGCCATGATCGGCGCAACCGCGGGCGGCGTGGGTTGCGAAATCTTCTAAAAGTGAGGTGATTTGATGATTGCTAAATTCTTTGCGTTTATGGCCGGCGTGTTTTCTGAAAAGGATGGCACGCCGTCTTTCTCGCGGATCGGCGCTGGGATGGCCCTGGCGTTTATGTGCGGATGGATCACCGATATTGTGCGCCACACGCATGCGCTCCCCGACTTCGGCGGAGCGGCGCTGTTTATCAGCACGCTCTATGGCCTCAACCTGGCCGCCAAGGCGTTCACCAAACCGGATGGCGGGCAGAACTAATCAGCCGGCACCGCGGTGCCAGAAATGGGAATTCATCAAATGACTTATGCGTTGATCATCATCGCCCTCGTGGGCGGATTCTTTGCCGGGATGAAATACGGCCTCACTCTCGAGAGCAACGCTTTCGTCGAGCTTCGCAAGATCAGGGCCGCACTGGTCAAAACCGGCGTGCAGTTTGAAACCTATCTTTCCGGCGATCTGCACAAGATTCACATCGAGGCAACCAAGGTGCTGGGGTTTCCCAAGGCTATGGTCGATTTCATCAAGAATGAACTGGCCATCAAGGTTACACCGATCAAGTAACTCCCACCAAAGCCTCGCCACCGCATAAGTGGCGGGGCTTTGGTGTGTTTATAGATATTGGACTTAGGGAGTAACACACCTTGACGCCGCACGAATCAGAAGCTATCCACCAACTCACCGAATCCGTAAATGCGCTACGCCTCGATTTGAGTGTGATGCACACCGAACTCTTCGGAAAGCGTGACGCTGAAAGCGAGCAAGGCCGCCTGCCACGGATGGAGATGGAACTCAAGCGCCAGGCATTGAAGATCGCCAAGCATGAAACCGCGATTAAGCGGCCCTTGTGGATGGCGGCTGGTATGTCTGCACTGGGCGGGCTGATCGTTGCGGGTGCCATGCTGCTCTATAACATTCACGCCATTATGAAAGGCCATTGATGCCTCCTGTACCGATCCAAAAACAGAAACAGATTGCGCGCCTCCACAAAGAGGGTTTGTCGCTGCGCGAGATAGGCAAGCGCATGGGCCTCCACAATACCACCGTGATGCGTTACAGCCAGGGCGCGGCGGTGATCGAGCCAAAGACGCCAGAGCAGCTTGAGGATGCGATTCGCACGGCGCTCAGGCGCGATCACATGACGGCCAGCGATCTAGCCGCCACGCTGGGCATCGGCGTCGCCGCTCTCCGGCGCACCATTGCCGATATGCAGCGCCGCGGCGCTCTGATCATCGAATTACCCGGCGGAGCGTACGAGATCGCTACAGGGGCCATCCTGGAGACGCAGCGGCACGCCATGCGCGGCGACGCCAAGGCGGAATGGACGCATCACTTCGGCGTTACCTCTGACAATCACCTTTGCAACCGCCAGAGCCGCCTCGATGTGCTCAATGCGGCCTACGATCACTTTGAGCGCCAGGGCATCACCACGGTTTTCAATTGCGGCAACTGGATCGACGGCGAGGCCCGATTCAACAAAAACGAGCTTTTGACCGCGCCTGGCATGGATAACCAACTCGACTACCTCATCGATAAGTGGCCGGTGAAAAAGGGCATCACCACCCACTACATTGCCGGCGACGATCACGAGGGATGGTATCAACAGCGCGAGGGCGTGGAGATCGGCAAATACCTGCAGATGCGCGCCGAACATCAAGGCCGCCACGATCTGAAGTACCTGGGTTATGGTGAGGCGGATATTGCGCTTCAATGCGGTTCCGGTGAAGCGGTACAGCGGGTATTACATCCCGGCGGCGGCTCTGCCTATGCCACGAGCTACACCGCACAGAAGATCGTGGAGAGTTATCAGGGCGGAGAAAAGCCGCAAGTGTTGCTCATCGGCCATTACCACAAGGCGGAATACGGGTATCCGCGCGAGGTGCATTGCCTGCAGCCGGGATGCACGGAGGATCAAAGCCTATTCATGCGCAAAAAGAAGATCGCGGCGCACGTGGGCTTTTGGGAATTCAAGATCAGGCAGAATGCCCAGGGCATAATCACCCGTTTCGCCGCGGAGTGGCACCCATTCTTTGACCGCGGATTTTACGAGCGGCGGTACAAGTGATGGGATACAGGCTCAAGCGCGGCACATCAAAATATGACGCCAAACACCCGGCGGCCAATCGTGAGCCACGCCTCAAGATGCCGCCGGCGGTGAAGATTCCGCCGCGGAGTAACTAATCGGTGTTTGAGTGCCTTTCGGCACGATGGACTGGAAGAACAACAAAGGAAAGAAATGGCTACAGTAAAACGATCCAAGCAAGGTTCCAGATCAAAGGTAAAAACAACCAATCCCAAAGACTTGATGGGTCTCAAAAAGCCGCCGATGGGCCAGGTGTGCCCGGTGGCCATCGCCCATGAATCGCTGGCCATGTATGATGGCGTGCTCAAGTATGGCTATCGCAACTGGCGTAAAAAGAGAGTAATCGCCACGATTTACATTGATGCAACGATCCGCCATTTGAACGCCTGGGCGGAGGGTGAAGAGTACGCGGATGATTCCGGCATCCACCATCTAGGCCATGCCCGTGCGTGCCTGGGGATACTGCTCGATGCGCAGGAAACCGGAAACCTTGTGGATGACCGCGCTGTGGGAGCATTTCCAGCGGTGGCCAAACGATTGAGTGCATGGATGACGGCCAAGCAAAAGCGCCGTTGAATCGTACGATACAAACTCAAGCGAAGCGCCTCACCGCCGCCGGACCGCTCTTTACCCGCCCTGGCGCATCTAATTCGATAGCCATCACGGCGGCATACTTCGCCTGGGCGCGGATGTGCGAATAGTATTCCATCATGTGCTGGGTGACGTGGCCGGCGATGGCACGCACGATTTCCGGCTCCACGCCGTTTTCAAGCAGCCGCGTGATGCACTGATGGCGCAGATCGTGGGGATTGAGGTGCGTGAACCCGGTAGCCAGGCGGAGCTTATCCCAACTCTTGCGCAGGAACCACCGCGTAGCCGGGCGGGTGGGGTCCCATTTGGTGCGGCCCACGGAAACATGCTGGCCCTTTTCGCGGTTGCGGCGAAATGAAAACAGATAGTGATCGGGATCGGTGGAGCCGCATTGGATAGCTCTCCGGTAACACTGCTCAACCGCCCACCGCGCGGTACGGTTGAGGGTGATTTTGCGAGGCCGGGAATCGTTCTTTACCGCATCCGCCGGAATGTAGATTTCTGAAATCTCTCCCGGCCCGCGGAGAAAGATGTTTTTAAGTCGCAAGCCGCGCAATTCACAGCCCGCGGCGGTGGTGTTGTTGGTAATGCACGCCACCCAATAGGCCAGGGCTGCCTCGGGGTGGCTGGCAGCCACGGAGAAAAGCTCCTGCTCATCCTCCTCTGAGAGCACCTCGCGCGGTGACCATTTGGGGATCGAGAGCGGAAAATAATAGGTGCGGAGCCGATCCCAGAGTTTGCATTTCTTGAGTATCTGGGCCAGGGTGGAAATCTCGTGATTGATGATGCTGTGGCCCGCCTGGCGCTTCCACGGGTGACGCTCGCCGGCGGCGGTAACGATGAGGTTACCTTGGCGCGCGTCCTGGTACGCCTTGAGGTGCCCGGCGGTGATATCGCAGCAGCGCACGGAGCCGAAGAAGCGGCCCAGGGCCTCGATGTAAACATCGTTTGATTCATGGGTGCGGGGTTTGAGGGCATGATCGCGCCGCCGGAGGGCCATCCACAATTCAGCCGCGCGCGGGAAGAGAAACCTTGAGAAATCAGAGTCTATTTCAACCAAGAACAAGTTAGCCTCAATACAGGCAGAGCAATCGCGGTGGCCGCGGGTGTGCTCGAAACCCGTGCCGCCGCTCACTTCAAGCCGTAGATGTTTTGAACGTTGCGTCATTTATACCCTTCGGTAACACTTTTGTATGCGACCTGCGCAACATAGTGAGTCATTACTGCACATTTTTAACTCCGCGATGTGCATGGATTGGGCGTTACGACGGAGAGTAATGCCTCCTGCACGAATCAATCTAGCGTTAGCCGCACCCATGTTGCGCGATCTGGACAAGCTGGCCGCCAAGTATGGCTTTGACCGCACCAACGCCATTCGTTATTGCATCCGCCGCACCTGCGACATGGATACGGTGGACGCGCGCCCTTCCTTCCCTCCAGAGGATGCACGGGAGTAACACCAAAGTGTTATTCCCATGCGGCGAACGAGCGGCTAGATTTGCAACAACATTGCACCCCAACAGCGCAAAGTTACACATATCCAGTTGACTGCCAAACGTCAAGGCCCCAAGGTTCGCAGCAAGTGTTAGTGCACCGGCTGAAAATCTTTAGAGCACCGGCCTTCTAAGCCGGGGGTTACAGGTTCAAGCCCTGTCTCGCCTACCACGCGTTTGGCAATCTTCTGGAAACTAAAGGAGATTCGTCAAGTGCCAACTCTCGATGAAACCCACAGAGCACCGGCAGAAGTAACCCAAACGGGTTACGTTTTTGCCCTTAATCGTGTGCTCTCGCGCCTCGCGGATGTTTTCCTTCCGTGCCGGCACCGCAACATCACCCTCCCTTTCAATGACCGGCAAACCTGCCTGGATTGCGGCGCAAAGCGCCTCTACATCTTCAACACCGACTTTGAGCACGCCGCCGCCGGCATCATCATCGGCAAGTGGCGCAAGGGCCTCTCCGGCGACACCGCCTCGCTCGCTATCGTGCGCAAGCTGCTCGACAAGGCGCAACAGCCCAACCTGGCATTTGTCCCTGAAGTTCATCAATTCGGCGCGATGTGTGACGAATTAGGCGCGGGTTGCGTGACTCCGCGCGCCACACAGAAAGCGGGCCGCTAGTGAGGCAGATCAGCCGCTCTCGCGCCCGCCGCGCCTCCATGATTAGCGCTCTCCAAAACCACCTTGAGCGCACTGCCTGGGGCCACGGCATCTACCTGCCCGGCATGGTGGTGCCCGCCGCCCGCCCCGCGCAAATCAAAGCCGGTGCCCGCAAACTCTATGACGTTATGAGCGCCCAGATACGCCGCGAGAAAGGCGGCACGCTGTGACAACTTTCCAACTCTGGGCATTGCGCCTCGTGCTGGCGTTCATCTGCGTAATCATCGGGACCGATCACCACATTTCACCGTGGTGGGCTGTCCCTCTGGGCTACGGGATTTGGCTAATCACCCTTGCCTGGAAGGTATGGATGACTGCGGTCAGGGGTGAAGAATGAGGGGCCTCCGCCGCAAGACTTGCCCGCCGTCGAGCTCTCACAAGCTGGCGGAGATGGCAGCTGATACTAGCCCTCTCCGCGCCGGCCAGATCAAACTCCACCTAACCAAAATGGAAGCTATCAACCAATCCGTTTCCCGCCTCGCCGGCACTGCCGGAGCCGCGTGGGCCATCGAGCAACTTACAACCGCGCCTTTCGTAGTGGTGGGCTGGCCCAATCCATGCAAGGCCGCGCGCATACAGATAAGAAAGGCGGCCACGCGGTGAGATTTCGCACAGCCCTTGCCAACAACCCGCTCCAAAACACTCTGATCCCCGGCATCCATGAGCCGATGGCCATCTTTGGCGATCCGGTAACCGCTCAGGATACACGTAAGATCAGCGGCCAGCGCGCCCAGGTGGAAGCCATCATGGCCGATGGATACTGGCACACCCTGCCTAACCTCCGCACCGAACTCAAGCGCCGCTTTGGCTCGTTCTATGCGGAAACCGCAATCAGCGCCCGCATCCGCGATCTACGCCGCGCGGGCTTCACCGTCACCACCCGCCGCACCCGGCCCGGCTCCGGCCTCTATGAATACCGCGCCGTGAAAACTCCCATCGTAACCCTGCCCTCCGCGGCTGATCTGGATGCCGTGGCGGAAGAAATCAAAATTGCGGAAGCCACCGCGCACACGGAGGCCGCGCTGTGACTGTGTATCTCATCCGCAACACTGCAAACGGGAAATGCTACGTGGGCAAGACTACACGGAGCCTTTCCCGGCGGTGGAGCCAGCACAAAGCAGAGGCCCGGCTCAACCGCCTCGATACGCCGCTGTATCACGATATGCGGCTCTTTCAATTGCACTGCTTTGAAGTCGAAATTCTGGCCACCGCCACCGATCAACGCCGCCTCAATCAGGTCGAGCGGAAATTTATCCGCATCTTCGATACCGTTGAGAGCGGATACAACCAGGACGAAATCAGCCACGGCGGGCGGGTAAAATTCCGCCGCTCATTCAACTACCAGATCACGCCGGAGCACCGCGCCAAGATCGTGGAATCCATCCGCCGCACCTGGGCAGAAAGAAAGGCCACAGCATGAGCACCCTGCAAGCTCCCACCGTGATCCGCACCGATCACAATTTCATCCGCACTTTCAGCGGCGCGCGGTTCTGGCCGCTCGCGCCGAAAGCGGAGGATGTGAAGCTCGAAGATATCGCGCACGCGCTTTCACTCATGTGCCGCTGGACCGGCCACACCTATGGCTTCTACAACGTGGCAGAGCACAGCCTCCGCGTGAGCATGGAAGCGGAGCGCATGATCCTGGCCCGCGGCGCTTCGTTTGAACTGGCCTGGGATGTGGCGCTCTGGGGCCTGTTGCACGATGCCACAGAGGCCTACATTTGCGATCTATCCAGCCCGCTCAAGCACAACACTCCGCTGGGCGATCTATACAAGGCATACGAGGCGCGGCTCATGGATGTGATCGCGCGGCGCTTCGATCTAATGCCGCACATGCCGGCGGTGGTGAAAGAAGCGGATTGGATCATGCTAGCCACCGAAGCCCGCGATTTGATGGGCGTGCCCGATGCGGCGATGGTGGAGTGGGGTTTTGGCGGGGTTACACCGTTGAAGCGCACCATCTACCCAATGGATATAAAGCGCGTGAAAGCGGGATTCGTGCAGCGCTTTGAATATCTCAAGATCGCGCGGGATGCGGTTCGCAAACCTAAAGGCGGTGGGCTGTGAGCAAGCGCGCCCGCATGTATACCGAACTGCTGGCGCATCTTGAGCAAGCCCGCGCCAAGTA